CGCAGCCACGAACACCGGCTACTGTAGCGCAGCCACGAACACCGGCGACCGGAGCGCAGCCACGAACACCGGCTACCGGAGCGCAGCCACGAACACCGGCGACCGGAGCGCAGCCACGAACACCGGCAACCGGAGCGCAGCGACTGTTGAAGGGGACGACAGCATTGCTATCGTTACCGGATACGGCAGCAAGGCACGCGGCAAGCGTGGATGCTGGCTCGTGCTTACAGAGCGAGACCGCGAAATGCACATTCTGGGTGTGCAGGCCGTGAAGGTGGACGGCGAAACCATCAAGGAGGATGTGTTCTACAGGCTGTCCGGCGGAGTGGTAACAGAAGTCAAGTAAAAGAAAAACCGCCGAGCGGGAGTGCAATCCCGTTTCGGCGGCAAAGATAAATGTTTCAAGGCAAGTATATCACGGATTGGAGGAAAAAGCAATGGACAGAGAGACGGCGCACAAGCTGCTTGATCTGGTGTTAAGTGCAAAGCACAAGGGCGTGAGATTTGAGTTCACGCCGATGTGCAACGACGGCGGACAGGCGAGCTTTTTCATTCACGAGTGGAACGGCAACAGCATCGAAATCGGCAAATGCCGCGGCTACACGATGGATATTGACGGCGCGTGGTTTGTGCTCGGCGAGGGCAGACACTGCACGACGCAGGAAATCATGGAGGTACTGGAGGAGATGCAGCGTGCTTGATCGAGAGAGACGCAGAAAACTCATGGACAAGGAAACCATGATTAAGCTGCTTTACCTGTGCCTCGGTGCAGACACGCCGGGGGAGACGACGGTTGAGTTTCGCGCGGACACGCATGGCACTGTCGGTATCACAATCCGCGACCATGTGAGCGACGATTACTGCATAGAAAAGGGCTCGTACACGCGCGTCTTTGACCATGGAAAGGCTATATGGGCACACGGCATAAGAAAAACGACGCTGTATGAGGTCATCAAGGATTTGGAGGATATGCAGATGCTGAACATTGAGCCGCCGCTCGAGCCGCCGGAGAGAGACGATCAGGAGCGCATTAACCGGCTGTACGACATGCGCGAGGCGGAAATCCGCATGGGGGCGTTCCTCGAGGAGTACGAGGGGCTGTTCCCGGATGAGATCAAGAACTTTTTACAGGACGTGCGGGAGCGCGTCTGGGAAGCAGAAGACGAGATAGAGGAGGACTAAGAAATGAGCGTAATCAGAACACTACGGGCAGATGAAATTGAATGCCGCGTAGCACAGGTGAAGCAGACACGAAACGGCGTTGGGTGCTCACTGCTGCTGTACAAGGACGCACGCTGCGATATGGCAATCCTTGACGAGGTATACGGCGCGGCGAACTGGCAGCGCGAGCACACCATCATCGACGGCCGCTTGTACTGCAACCTGTCCGTATGGGACGACAACAAGAAGCAGTGGATTACCAAGCAGGATGTGGGCACAGAGAGCAACACCGAGAAGGAAAAAGGTCAGGCAAGCGACAGTTTCAAGCGGGCTGGTACGAATTGGGGTATCGGGCGTGAACTGTACACAGCTCCGTTTATCTGGATTACACTGGCAGACGGAGAGTACACAAGTCAGGGCGAGCGCGTGCGCTGCAACCAGACGTTCAAAGTGTCGGAAATCAGCTATTCCGACAGCCGTAAGATTAGCGGTTTGGTCATCGTGGACAAGAAAGGCAACGAGCGCTTCCGCATGGGCGGACAGGCAAAACCGAAGGAAGACCCGAAGATCACGGCGGCGAAGGCCAAGGCGAACGAGGTCAAGCGAATGCTCGTGAAGATCATGGGCGACAAGACCGCAGCGGCGCAGCTGTGGAATGAGAAGTATAAGCAGGATGCAGGCGACATCGTGAAGATGAATGCGGCGCTGCTTGATCTCGAAGACCGGCTCAAACAGATGGAGGCGCTTGCATGACGCATGAGTTCGACAAGGCGCGAGTCGTGCACAACGAGGGCGGTAGCTGGCTTTGCCTGCACGTCAAGAACGCGCCTATGGCGCGCGTAGAGTGCGAGCAGATGGAGGAGGGCAAGTTATACTGTGCAGAGGTGAAGCGCAAGTATGACAAGCGCTCAGGGCGTTGTAACGCCTATCTCTGGCAGATGCTCGGAAAGCTGGCGGCGGTGCTCGGCATGAAGCGCGACGAGGTATACCGCTCGTACATTCCCGAAGTAGGGGACAATTACCGGATTGTCCCCTACGCCAACGAGCAGCAGCGCGATTTGATCGCGAACCTGTGGGAAAAGCAGGGGCTCGGATGGGTGACGCAGGATTGCAACGGCGGTTTGCTGATGTGCTACTACGGGTCAAGCACTTACAACACGCTGCAAATGGGGCGGCTGATTGACTTGGTAGTACAGGACTGCAAGGAACAGGGCATTGAGACCGAGCCGGAAAGCACGGTGCTCGGATGGATTGCCAAGTGGAAGCCGGAGGAGCGCGGGGTATGAAGTGGGGAAACTACAAGAGATTTGCAAGAAACCCCGGCGAATTTTCGCACAAATACGAGTGCTGGGCTTATAACCATAGAGGTTGGGCAAAGATGAAAAAAGTAAATCGCCGGACGGCAAAGCGCAGACTGGAACGCGCAGTGAGAAAGGATACGGAAGAATGAGACGGCAGACCAAGTTTACCGGCATCTCACCGGCGGTGTGGAAGGAATGCTACGACCGGGACGGCGGTATCTGCCGCCACTGCGGCAAGGGCGGTGTGCTGCAAGCGTGCCATTTTGTATCGAGAGCACGCGGCGGCATGGGCATTCCGACTAACCTTGTTATGCTGTGCCCGGACTGTCATCGGGAGATGGACCAGGGCGACGGCAAGGCAATCAAGGAAGAAATGCGCGAATACCTCGAAAGCCTCTATCCCATGTGGAGCGAGGAAAACCAGAAATACACAAAGGAGACAGAACGATGCTGAACAAGATCATCTTACAGGGACGGCTCACCAAGGATTTGGAGCTGCGATACACGCAGAGCAACACGGCGGTTACGGGCGGCACGCTGGCGGTGCAGAGAAGCCGCAAGGACGCGGGCGGAAAGTACCCGTCGGATTTCATTGACATCTGCATCTGGAGTAAGCTGGCAGAGCACGCGCATACGTGGTTCCACAAGGGCGATATGTGCATCGTGAGCGGCCGTTTGGAAAGCCGCGACTGGGAGGACAAGAACGGCAACAAGCGGCGCTCGTGGGAGGTGCAGTGCGAAAGCATTGACTTCTGCGGCGGCAAGAGCGAGGGCAAGCCGAAGGAAGAGGAAAGCGACTTCATCGCGTCGGACGAAAGCGATCCGGATGACTGCCCGTTTTGAGAGGTGACAGGGGATGCTGACGAACGGGCATATACAGATCTACCGACAGCTCACAGAATGGGGATGGTACAAGGATGTACCCACATGCAAGCTGTGGCTGCATATCCTGCTGAGGGCAAACTACAAGGAAAGCCAGTTCATGGGGAACGAGATTCCCCGAGGCGCGTTTGTGACGAGCTTGCAAGGGCTTGCAGACGAGAGCGGACTAACGGTAAAGCAGGTGCGCACGGCACTCGGAAAGCTCAAGAAAACCGGAGAAATCACGGTGGAAAGCAACCGGCATTATACGGTAATCGCGGTATGCCGGTATGACGAGTACCAAGGCGGCGAGCGGGAGGAAGCGCCTGCAAAGCAGCCGCCGAAACCGGAGATGCCGAAAAAGACGCAGAGCCCAAAGCCGAAAGAGCCTGACCTTGCAGAGCGGTTTTCTGAGCCTGTGCTTTCTGCGGTGCGCGACTGGATCACCTACAAGCAGGAGCGGCGCGAGGCGTACAAAACGGTCGGACTTAAAAGCTTGCTGACAGAGATAGAAAACCGAGTAAAGCGCCACGGAGCGGCGGCAGTAGCCGAGGTTATCCGGCTGAGCATGGCGAACAACTGGAAGGGCATTATCTGGGATCGCATCAAGGACGCGCCAAAGCAGGCGGAAGCAAAGACGGAACCGGAGGGAACGCCGGACTGGGAGCAGGCATGGCTTGCGCAGAAGGAAGAAATCAGACGGAAAATGAGAGAGGAAGGTTATGAGAGGTAGAAAGAAAGACACTCTCTGCCGGGACTGCACGAAAGCCGCTGCGAAGAGCTGCGCATGGTCAGGGCGGTTCGAGCCGGTGAAAGGATGGAAGGCCGAACGAGTGCAGCGGCTCGACCTCAAGGGCGGCGAGACGTTCCACGTTATCAGCTGTCCGGAGTTCGAGCCGGACAGGCGGCCGGAACAGCCGAAACGCAAGGACGCTTACACAGAGCACGACCTCTGCGTAATCCGAAACAGTATTGAGGACGGCGAAAGCGTGAGCATGATCGCGTGGAGACTCGGCAGGAGTTTGACTGCTGTAACGTACAAAATCAGGAAAATGAGGCGAGCGGGTGAATTATAAGTTTACGATCAAGGGCACGCTGCCCGGGCTGAACGAACTGATCGAGGCGGAGAGACGGCACCGGCAGGAGGGGGCGCGGCTGAAAAAGCAGTGCGAGGCCGTTGTGATGAATGCAGCGCGGCAGATGGGCGGCGCGGAAATTCAGGAGCCGGTGTACATGATCTATCACTGGTACGAAAAGGACCGGCGGCGGGACAAGGACAATATCTGCGCGTTCGGGCGCAAGGTTATTCAGGACGCGCTTGTTAAGGCGCGGTATCTGTGCAACGACGGATGGAAGAATATCCGAGGGTTTGAAGATCACTTTGAAGTGGACGCGAAGAACCCGCGGGTTGTGGTTGAGATTTGGGAGAGGGGCGAAACGGATGAAACATCTGGGTGATATCACGAAGATAGACGGACGCACTGCACCAAGGGTGGACTGTATTATCGGCGGTTCGCCTTGCCAGGATTTGAGTATTGCGGGTAAGCGTGCCGGTCTGGCGGGTGCTCGCTCCGGTCTGTTTATGGAGCAAATACGACTTGTTAAGGAGATGAGAGAAGCAAGTGGAGCAGCTTACCCTCGATTTATGGTCTGGGAAAACGTGCCCGGAGCGTTCAGCAGCAACAAAGGAAAAGATTTCGCAGCCGTCCTCGAAGAAACGATCCGCATCGTCGAATCGGAAGCCCCCGGTATTGAAGTGCCTGACAAGGGATGGCCGACATGGGGGGGGTATCGCGACGTGGACGGACGATGGAGCGTTGCTTGGAGAACTCTCGATGCTCAATACTGGGGAGTGCCCCAACGTCGACGTAGAATCGCGCTTGTCGCAGATTTTAGAGGCTGCACCGCTGCCGAAATACTATTTGAGCGCAAAAGCCTGTTTGGGGATTTTGCGGAGAGCGGAACGGAGAGGGAAAGACCTGCCGGAGAAGTTGAAAACGGCGCTGCTTATGCAGTCCGAATCCGAGGCGGATGCGACGGAGGCGGAAAAGGTGCTTTAGTTCAGACGGAGAAAAGCGGAACACTGGGGACTGGTAATGATCAGACGGTGTTTTGTCTGCAAGGCAACGGAATAGACCGCGCAGAAACCGCAGGATGCAATGGCAAGGGATGGCGAGAAAATCAGAGTTATACGCTGAATACGGTTGACAGACCGGCAGTTGTATATAACGAGGAAACCATTACCAGCAAGACGAATGCCAGCAATCCGCAACTCGGAGACCCTTGTCATACATTGGGAGCCACCGGAGCAGGACGTACAATTTTGGTTAATGACGTCTGCTGCGACATGCAGCACCGTTCCGAAGCGGTACGGATTTATGACGGCACTGCACCTGCTCTGACTGCAAGAATGGGAACCGGAGGCGGGAACGCGCCTATCTGTATCGGCAACGGTCAAGGTGACGTTGCAAGCCACTTAACGCCGGACGTTTGTCAGACGCTGAACTGTATGCACGACCCGATGGCGATTATGGAGAGTACACCGTGCACGCTCGACGGCAAGGAACAGACCAGTACGCTGATGGCACGCGATTACAAGGGTCCCGGACGATACGACACAATCGGGCGGTTAGTGAGCACACCGTCTGTCCGCCGACTTACTCCGCTCGAATGCGAACGCCTGCAAGGCTACCCGGACGGATGGACGGCTATCGGAGATTGGGTTAAAACAGATAAACGCGGGCGCAAAATAAAACTGAAAGGAAGTGTGGACAGTCCTCGATACAAGGCACTCGGCAACTCTATCGCACTCCCGCCCTGGCGATTTGTGCTTTATCGGTTGTGTATGCAGCTCGGTCATGTCGGCACGATGGCAAGCCTGTTTGACGGTATCGGCGGATTTCCGCTTATATGGGAGCAGATTAACGGAAAAGGCTCGTGCCTGTGGGCAAGCGAGATTGAAGAGTTTCCGATTGCGGTCACAAAACGGAGGTTTGGAGAGTGAGAACCTGCAAAACCTGCCGATGGTATGCAGCATTTGAGGGTGTCTGCTGCAATGGCGACAGCGAACACCGGGCAGATTTCCGGTTGAAAGAGGAACGGAATGAAATCTGTGATGTTAAGCATTCGCCCGAAGTGGTGTGAGAAGATTGTCAGCGGTGAAAAGACCATTGAAGTCAGAAAGACCAAGCCGAAACTGGAAACGCCGTTTAAGTGCTACATCTACTGCACCAGCGGTAGACCTGACTTGAACATTCCTATTTCGCCGGAACGCCTGATGCAGGACTACTTAGATACAGGTTCCATGCAGTCGTTGAACTGCCCGCTTGGGAATGGTAAGGTCATCGGCGAGTTCACCTGTGACCGGATTTATGAGCTTGCGCCCCTCAACCATGCACCGGATGACGTAGAAAAGCAAGCCTGCCTGACACGGGAAGAAATTGTGAACTACCTAAAGGGAACCGGCTACGGCTGGCATATCGTCGGCCTGCGCATTTATGACCAGCCGCGGAAACTGAGTGAGTTTACCGGATTACGCAATACGAGATTCGGCGCAGCGCCATATGACATCAAGCGCCCGCCACAGAGTTGGTGTTATGTGGAGGAATGGGAGGGGAAAAAGAATGGCTGAAATTACTTACATGGATTGCTGGCACTTTATAGCGCCTTTAATTCCCTTTAAGGTCGATACGTATTCGATGGATGTGTATGTGATGACTTTTCAGGCGCTGAAGGAAGCGGAAGAGGGCGAAGGAAAACAATGGCTGAGTATATTAAGCGTGAAGCTGCAATTAAGGCGGTGGAGAAAGCTGATTACACTGCAATCTCAAGCGATGCCGACGACTGTAAAGCGGATTATCTCAGAGAGATTATCGAGAGCGTGCCTGCCGCCGACGTTGCGCCGGTGGTGCATGGAATGTGGATGTGCTACGGATGTGATGATGAAATTGTAACGTGCTCAAGATGTGGTTATGAGGCGCGCGCAGAGGCATTTTATGTACGCAAAGGAAGCCACTGCCCAATGTGCGGTGCGGTGATGGACGGAGGTGCAGAATAATGCGGAATCCGTGCAAAGACTGCATTTATTATCACAAAGAGAATGGAACTTGTCAGTCGAAGAAATGCGCTACTTATGGCGACGGAAAAGTATCTTGGATTGATAGATTGTTTTGTTCTCCGCGCAAAGATGAATGGAGGTGCAGACAATGATTGAGCTAAAACCGTGTCCGTTCTGCGGTGGAAAAGCTCGCTTGTTTGTAAGCAACGGCGTAAGGGTGCTTTGCCCCAAGTGCGGTGCAACCACACGGATTTTGATCGACAGCGAGCGCATCGAAACGAGCGCGGTTGAGGACGTAATCGAGGCGTGGAATAGGAGGAAAAACAATGGGTGATATTCTCGGCTATGCTTTTATCGTAGCGGCAACTATCTTCTTTGTGTATGGCATCTGGGTAGAGCACAAGTACGATCTGATTGCCGACAGGCTGAACGAAATGATGGAGGAGAAAAACGATGAAGTTTAAGAAAGGCGGCAAGGTGTACGAGAGCCCTAACGCCATAGCGTGGGAGTATTGCGAGAACAAAAGGAAAAGAGGGATATGTCCCACATATGCCAAGAAGTGCCCTATGAACGGAGGAGGCGCTTTTTGTGAAGTGTTAAGCTGCAAGCCGGAGGATACATGGCTTGCACCGGAAAAATTGGATTTCACACAAAAAGAAATGGGCTTTGAGGTGATCGAGGACGATACGCCCAGTGTAGCTGAGGTAGTCGAGAAGTACGGCGAGGACGTAAAGCGCAGGCTGACCCGTGCGGACATCCTGCACGCGGCGGAGAAGTGCGTATGCGGACAGCGCGAGACGGACTACGGCACGCCGGAGGATAACTTTAAGACGATTGCGGAACTGTGGGAGGCGTATCTTAACAAAGCCTGCACAAGGGGCGTGAACGTGCGCGTAGAGGCAAAGGACGTTGCTGTAATGATGGCGCTGCTCAAGATCGCACGCATTGCAGCAGGCGGCGGAAAGGCTGACAGTTGGATTGATCTTGCAGGCTATGCGGCTTGCGGGGCGGAATGTGAGGGAGTAACGGAATGACCATCTCTGAAATCGCCGCCCAGATGGGCGTTACACCGGAAACACTGGTGCAGGAAGTTTGCAAGAATCAGACCGAGATGGCGATGTTGACGGTCGTTTGCGGAGTGGCGTTTGCTGTTATAGCAATTATCTTTATGGTAATTGCGTTTACCTATGAACCTATATTTGCAGCGCTATTCGTCTTTCCCTGCTTGCTTGCAATAATGCTGCTGTCTAATGGCATACCAGATTATAATGCATGGAAAACTGCACCGCAGACCATGGCGAACCAGTATATTGTTGAACATTATGGAGGAGCACAGGGATGAAGAAAACAATTTTAACGCTGCTGGTAGCTATGATGGCTCTGATGTTTTCTGGGTGCGCTGGCTGCGATCGCGTGGCTAAGAGCATCGGCAGTGATGTGTCTGGCGGGCTGCATCGCACGGTAACGGTGTACAGCAACACAGGCGAGAAAATCCAGAGTTGGAGCGGCAAGTTTGATGTTTCCGAGAACGATAACGAGGTATATTTCGATCTGAACGATAAACGCGTCATTATTCATGGCGGCATCGTAATTGACGAGGAGGACTGAAAATGACGATCGATGAAGCTATCAAGGTAGCAGATGCCAACGCGGAACTCTATTCGAGCTTCGAAGGGTGGGGACAGGCGGTAAGTTTTTACGACACATGCGGTGACGCGCTTCGAATGGTAAATGCGATGAGAAGTGAAACTCAGTCTGCAGAAGAACTTATATCAGACGCGCCGGATGCGTGGCAGGAGCGCAGAAAGCGCGAGTACCGCGAGACCAAGGACCGGTACGAGAGGCTGCACTGGATGGTTACCAAGTACGAGGCGGGCGTGCTTGAGTATACGCCGAAGTGCTCGATCGAGCTGTTAAAGCAGCAGAAAAAGCACATGGGAGAGTACCTGCACGATCTGGAAGTCGGCGCATTTGTGGAAGGAGTGGAACTGTGACGATTAACCAAGCAATCCGCATTCTCGACCCGGAAACGACAGCCGAGGCCTTGGGTGAGATCGAATACTACGGCGGTCTGCACGGCCGCGAAAAGATGGTCGCTGCCTGCGAGGAAGCCTGCCGCATTGCGGTCGGCACCATGCGGAAATATCTGGGGGAAAACGATGAACGCAGTGAGTGAAGATGTTGAAAAGCTCGTGGGAAAGGAGCTTGCAAGCGCGAACAAGCAGTTTCCACGGTTCCATAGCCCGCATGAAGGGTGGGCGGTGCTGCGTGAGGAATACGACGAACTGGAAGAAGAAGTGCATCAGCTCGACGGCGAGATCAACTGCTATTTGTGGGGAAGCGTGAAACGCAATACAACTGCTGACAATGTGGAAGCGATTAGACTGCGTGCCATCGCCGCCGCTTGCGAGGCTATACAGGTAGCCGCGATGGCGCAGAAGTACCGCGATATGCTCGGAGAGGAGGAGGACGAATGAACGTTTCAAGCACCAACATGCAGACAGGGACTGAACTTGTGTTGAAGCCTGGGAAGGGTATGACACGGGAGGAGGAACTACTCGACTGCATGCGCATGTGTTGGAACATGATCAAAAGCCTGAGCGAGGAACTGGAGTGGGCGCGCAGACTGCACGATATGGGCATATACGAGCCGTGGGAGGAACGGGATGAATGAGCGATACAGCGAGGAAATCCGGCGTTACTTATTATGGCGATATGCCGTGCCGGAACTGCGCTTACTGGCGGACGCTCGGAAACTATAAAAATCTGAAGCTGTGGGCGTGCCACTACGCATTAGTTAACCGGCATTCAAGGGGATGCGAGCCGGGCGAAAGGTGCACAAAAAGAACAGAAAGCTACCGCAGACGGATAGCTTTCAAACACGACGGAAGCACCGAGGAGATTACAAGTCGATGACAGCGAAAGAATGGCTGATGCGCGGGCGCGCACTGGAAAAGACGATTACAGCCTTGCAGGAGGCGCGGAAACGCGCCTATGCACGGGCAACGGGCGCAACCGCGCCGGTAAGGGACACACCGGGCGGAAAAGGGAGCACGGGGAACAAGGCAGACCCTTACATCGAACTGGGCGAGAAGATCGCAGCGAAGGAAAACGAGCTTGCAGAGATATACGGCGAGATTGTGCGCGTGCTGGGCGAAATGCGGGATAATGAGCTGCAAACGCTCCTGCTTGAGCGTTATGTAAATGGCGCAACATGGGCGCAGACGGCGCGGCGGCTGCATTACAGCGAGGCGCACGTAAAGGGCTACATGCACAGAATGGCGCTGAATGCTGTGGATAAGTTAATACCCCACAATACGCGATAACGTGATATACTGATATCGTGGAAGAGCTCCAAGGGAGCAAAACCACGGCATTCACGGGTTGATAAATTCCGGTTATGTCCTCCTAATTCTCTCCCCTGCTTCGGCGGGGGACACGCTCCAAAGGCTGCACGAGGCCGGCGGGGCTCACACTTCCTTTCGCCCAAGGCATTCCCTAATGAGGCGGGAAACCGTCTCAGCCTGTCCGCCGCGTCTGCACGAGGGCGCGCGGGCTCTTTGACTCTCGGGAATACAGTTCAAGGAAACGCGGCAGAGATGCCGCACATGCTCCAAAGCCTGCATGAGGGCGGCGGGGCAACGTACAGAATTCTTTTTAGTCAGTGGCAATGTGGCGTTACCTCTGGCAAGCCTTGCGCGACGGACGACACGCAAGGCGATCTGCTCGCAAAGCCTGCATGAGGGCGAGTGAGCACAAAAAAAGACAGCCGAACGGCTGCCCATAATCTGACGGCTCGGAAAAGACGAGCAAGGGCGCAGCTTACGGAACGGCGCGCCGACACCTATTCTGGCGGCTCGGAAAGACGGGCATCTGTTTGCGAACTTTGCCGGACTGCCCGGCAGGCCTTGCGCAGGGCCAAAGCGTCAGTACACAGCGCAGCAGCACGTGTATCAGGGAGTAATTCTCTGCAACGGGGTAGCGCCCTGCGGTGAAAGTCCGCCGGATCACAAACCGATAGAACTTGCGACACGACGGAGAGCCACGCCGCATAGCCCTAAAAGTGAGAGGGCCCCACGCGCATATCTTAAAATAACATCTTCCTGTTTTGTAGCAAGGTAATCGCGTGAGAGCCGGGAAACCGTCCGTAAAGCCGGACGCAAGGCGCAGCGATACGCGCACATACCCCGAAAGGGGTACATGCAGCCGAAAGTTGATACGCGGTGCGATTCCGTGTGGCTGCACCTCCAATTAGTCATAGTAAAAGCACCTCCCCGGGATGGCTTCGGGAAGGTGCTTTTGCTTAGTTAACGCCCCACTCATGCAGGCAATCGCGGATGTACTCCTCATCCTCTTCGTCGAGGGGTTCCCAGGGCGTCGACGGGTCCGCGATGATGCGGCGGATTTCGGCAAGCTCTGCTTCGTTCGCCTCGATCTGCTCGGCGGTTGCGCCGGGCGTGCTGCTCTCGAAACTCTCGAAGTCGTTGAGGGTTTCGGGGAAGTCTGTGCGAAGAATGAAACCGCCTTCGAGTTCGGGAATGTCGGTGTAGAGGGTAGAGGCTTCCGCGTCGTCCTCTCTGTAGTAGAACGAATATTTTTTCATGATCTTTTTCCTTTCTGCCTTCGTTCCTCCGGGGCGGGTGTTGTTGTTATTGTACCGCAGTTTGGGCGGTTTGTCGAGGGGTTAGTCGATGGCGCAGTAGGTAAGGGCATCATAGCCCATAGCGGCAAGCGCCTTGGTCATTGCCTCGGCTGCGGTCTCGCGCTTGTACGCCTGACCGGGAAGCTGTAAGCAGATAACGTAGCGGTTGGAGTAGCCCCAGCGGAAGTAATCGCCGCCGGCCTCCTCGCAAGCCTGCTTGACCTTGGCGGACTGCCAGCGCGGGAGTAAAAGCGAGGGCGCATCTAAATTGCAGGTGCCGCCGTCCTCAACCTGTGCGGCTGCATCAAGGGCGATTGCGTGCGCCTTGATCAGATCGTCGCGGAGCTTGGCGTACTTGCCAGTAAGCGGCTTCGGTGCTGAGGGCTTGGTGTCTGCCGGGTAGGCGGTCAGCAGCTCGTCAAAGTCTGCGATTGCGTCCGCCTCGGTGTGTGCCGTGCGGCAGGCAATCTCGTGGCCGTTGGTGGGGAATAGGAGCATAGTCTCGTATTTGCCCGGCGCGAGTTCGCTAGTGTCGAGGATAACGCGGCGGTTGTTGTATGTATACTCGGTGTGCTTGATGGTGTTCATGGTGTGTACCTCCTGTTTTGTGTTTCGGTGTTTTCCTTTGCTGTGATTACAGTATACGACACGTAGACGTGTATTGCAATAGGCAAAGGTCACAAAGTAGACGTGTATTTATTGTGCAGATTGTACACGTTGACGTGTTGCGGTATCTGTGGTACACTATCTTATATAGATAGGAGGTGCAAACATGGCAACCGAGGCACATATTAAGGCAAACATTAAGTACAACCGCAGCAGGGACGCAATAACGCTAAGGATACCAAAGGAGGACGGCGCGCAGATCAGGCAGGCCGCCCAGGATGCCGGGCAGAGTGTTACGGCTTATATCATGCAAGCAGTACGTGAGTATATGGACAAGTAAACAATGTAGGCAGACAAAAGCCGCTCCATCAACCGGGGCGGCTTTTTTGTGTCTATATAGTAAAAGGGGGCGAGAGTATGGAAAAGCTGACCGCAAAACAGCGGGCATGGATTGATTACTATAAGCAAGGCAAGACAGCAGCAGAGGCGGCACGGCTTGCCGGTTACAAGGGCAATAACTCCGATGTGATAGGTTCGCAGAACTTGGTTAAACTTGGTAAATACGTTGCAGACCGGGATGAACTGTTAGATCGTGCCCGTGTAGCGGATATGGCGGAGATTAACGCATTTTGGAGCGACACCATGAGAGACGATACGGCAGACATTAAGGACCGTCTGAAAGCCTCTGAGCTGCGCGCACGGAGTATCGGCGCGTTTATCGAGCGTCGGGAAATCGTAGGAGCGCAGACGATCACGGTTAAACTGCTGGATGATGACGAAATGAAGGATACAGAGTAACGGCTTGCAGCCGCTTTCGGGCGGTGCAGGCTTATTTTTTTACCCTGTTTCGCAAGTTCGTGTTGCACATCCTGCAAAATCGGGCGTTTTCGCGCGAACGGATACCGATTTTTCCGGGGTTTATACTTCGGAGCGGGACGGAAAGCGGCGCGAATTATGCAAAACGTAACTTTTGTTCAATTCGGGAGGTGAGCAGGTGCAAGTAAACATCCCCAAGCGGGCATTCAATGCGGCTTACCTGCCGTTGCTTTCGGATGATGAGCACCGTTACATTGTGCTGTTCGGCGGCGCGGGCTCTGGTAAGAGCGTGTTTGCGGCTCAACGGCTGACCGTGCGCATGATGAGCAAGCCGCTGTGTAATGTGCTTGTAGTGCGCAATGTAGGCGATACCAACCGAACGAGTACGTTTGCGCTGATGCAGCAGGTAATTAACAGCTGGGGCTTGCAAAGCCTGTTCGATGTTACAGACCTCAAGATTGTGTGCCGGCTGACCGGAAACGCCTGCATTTTTAAGGGGCTCGATGACTCGGAGAAGATCAAATCTGTTACCTTCCCGAATGGCGAGCTGACCGACATCTGGATTGAGGAGGCAAGCGAGATTGCCGAGGCTGATTTTAATCAGCTTGATATCCGTCTGCGAGGCAAGAGGATACACGGACAGATTACCTTGTCATTTAACCCGATCAACGTACTGCACTGGCTCAAAAAGCGGTTCTTTGACCGCAAGGATGAGCGAGCGGTGACGCTGAAAACCACCTACAAGGATAACGCATGGCTTGACGAGGACTACAAGCGCACGCTCGAGGGGTACAAGGACAGCGACCCTTACTATTACCAGGTGTATTGTCTGGGGCAGTGGGGCGTTATCGGTAAGACGATCTTTGATGCGGCCAAGGTCAACGGCAGGCTGGCAGAGCTTCCACCGGCAGAGCGTCGCGGGTACTTTGTTTACTCCACGACGTTTGATGCACTGGCGAATCAAGTCAGGATTGATGACCGTTCCATTAAGTGGGTAGACGATGATAACGGCTATATCTCCATCTATCAGGACAGGCGCGAGGGCGTGCCGTATGTGATCGGCGGGGATACGTCCGGCGAGGGTTCAGACTGGTTTGTGGGGCAGGTTCTCGACAACACCAACGGGCGGCAGGTCTGCACGCTTAGACACCAGTTCGACGAGGACGTTTACGCCGCACAGATGTATTGTCTCGGTATCTACTACAATACCGCACTGATTGCGATAGAGGCCAATTACAGCAGCTACCCCATCAAGGAGCTGCAACGGCTGCGGTATCCGCGGCAGTATGTACGCCAAACTGAGGACAACTACACCCACAGACCCCGCGACAGCTACGGCTTCAAAACCACAAGCGTCACCCGTCCGGTTATTATCGCCGGACTGGTTGAGGTGGTGCGCGAGAGTGTGGAGCTGCTGAACGATGCGGACACGCTCGGCGAAATGCTGACGTTTGTCCGCAACGAGAAGGGCAGAGCAGAGGCGGAGCAGGGCGCACACGACGACTGCGTTATGGCGCTGGCGATTGCCTACTATGCACGCACACAGCAGAGCTACACTGAGGACAAGCCGCGAGGCAAGCGGGCGAAGTGGTCAGATGATATGTACGAGGATTACTACAACGCCGACAAGAGCGGACAGGAGTATCTATTGTCTAAATGGGGCAACCCGTTTTGAAAATGAGGTGATAAAATGCAAAATCCGTTTGATAAAACGGGCAAGAGCGACGAGCAGATTTTGAAGAAGTGGCAGGACAGGCTAAGCAAGGCGCGGAGCAAGTACCAGGACGAACTAAATCTGATGGTCGAGCGGGAAGAAATCTACCGGGGAACGCACAAAATCGACAAGGTGCACGGCAAGAATCAGAAAACGCAAGACGCAGTAGTGGCGCGGAACGTGGTAGCGGAAATCATCGAGGCGGAAGTATCGAGCGACATTCCAACGCCCAAGGTTACACCGCGACACGAGGAGGACGAGCAGCTCGCAAAAACGATTGAGGATTACATCCGAAACGAGCTTGACCGGCTGCCCTTTGAGCGGCTGAACGATCAGGACGAGAGAACCACACCGACGCACGGCGGAGATTTGTTCCTTGTGGAATGGGACAACACCAAGCGGACGCACACCACACGCGGCGCGCTGAGTGTTACGCTGCTGCATCCCAAGCAGTTTATCCCGCAGCCGGGCGTTTACAATATCCCGGAGATGGATTACTTTTTCATTCAGCTGGCGCAGTCGAAAGAGTACATCAAGAAGAAGTACAACAAGGACGTTTCCGACGAGGACGAGGAACAGCCGGACGCACGCGGCTTTGAGCAGGGCACGGCGGACGATCTCGTAACCGAGAACATCGGATACTTCCGCAACGCTGACGGCGGTATCGGGCGTGTAGCGTGGTGCAATGACGTACTGCTCGAATACATGGAAGATTATCAGGCGCGCAGAATCAAGACGTGCAGCAAGTGCGGCGCGGATATGCAGGGCGATACTTGCCCGTACTGCGGCAGCAAGAGCGGCGAACAGAAAACCGTTAAGGACTTCGCGCGGACGGACGAAAACGGTATCCCGATGACCAAGATCGTAGATAAAGTGCAACTTGACGAGATGGGCAACCCAACCGTTACACAGCACGAGGAAAACGACATGATTCCGTACTACAAGCCGGACGTGTATCCGGTGGTACTGCGGCGCAATGTGTCCGTTGTCGGCAAGCTGTTAGGATCATCTGATGTGGACATGATACGAGACCAACAGATGCTGATTAACAAACTCGACAGCTCCATTTCTCAAAAGCTGCTGGGCGGCGGCTCGGTTATCACCCTGCCGAGAGGCAAGCAGATACGGCGCACGGATGAGAATTTCAAAGTGCTTGAAATCGAGGGCCCGGAAGAAAAGGCAATGCTCGATGTGCTTACCTTGCAGCCGGATATTTCCCGCGATATGGCGTTTGAGGACAGCACCTACACGGCAATGCGTAACCTCATTGGCATTACGGACAGCTTCCAGGGACGCAAGGACAGCACGGCAACCTCTGGCACGGCAAAGCAGTTTGCGGCGGCGCAGACCGCCGGACGACTGGAAAGCCGCAAGGTGATGAAGAACGCCGCATATGCTGACCTGTTCGAGGTTATGTTTAAGTTTTTACTGGCGTACTCGGATGAGCCGCGGCCGATGGTTTACAAGGACACCAACGGCACACAGATGTACGGCACGTTTAACAAGATGGACTTCCTCAAAGTGGACGAGGCAGGGGAACCGTACTGGAACGATGAATTTCTGTTCAGCGTCGACCAGACCGCACCGCTTGCGGGCAACCGTGAAAACCTCTGGCAGGAGGCGAGAATGAACCTCGAAAACGGCTGCTTTGGCGACCCGGCCGATATGCAGAGCCTATTGACGTTCTGGACGATCATGGAGGGGCTGCACTACCCGCTGGCAAGCGAGGCAAAACAGCAGCTTTCCGAGCGACTGGAACAGCAGCAACAGATGATGGCACAGCAGCAGGCAATGATGCAGCCGATGGCAACAAATGCAGACGGCATTCCCGATATTACGCAGTCCGGCTACGTCAGCCCGGAGACAATGCCAAGTTATCAGGAGGGAGGCGGCAGTTATGGTATGTCCGGTATGTAAAATCGACACCAAGACCGACACTGTAGACGGTAAGCTCGTACTTATCTGCAAAAATCCGCAGTGTTCGAACTATAAGCAGGTAGTAAAGGAGGTGAAATAGCATGGCAAATAAGAGCGGTTACGCCGGTAAGATCAAGAACACCGGCAGCATGGAGGTTAAGGCAGTTTTCGCCCAGACTTCCGGCAAGAAGCCTGTCGTTAAGACCGGCGGCGATCTGCGTTCTTCCAAGAAGAGCGGCAAGTAAAGGGCAAATGAATAGCGGAACCGTCCGAAAGGGCGGTTTTTTTATGCCCAAAATCGCACGGAACAGCGTAAAAATCCAGAAAGGAACAGCAAATGGAAGAAATTATGGAAACCGAAGTGGAAACCACCGAGGCAGGCGTAAACGAGCAGGAAACCGCCGAAACTGCGTCCATCGGACCCGAGGAAACAGGCGAAAACGAGCAGCAGACCGCCGAAGCTGCACCCGAGGGAGTACAGAGTGCGGAAGAGAACGCACGATTTGCCGCGGCACGTCGCAGAGCGGAAGCGCAGTTTAACGAGCGCATTCAGCAGGAGCGTCAGGCGGCAAAGGACGAGATGGTACGGCAGATGTACGAGGGTCAGCTCGACCCGTACACCAACAAGCCGATCACCTCGGAAGCTGATTTGCAGGCGTATCAGCAGGCATATCAGCGCGAGCAGGAGCAGCTGACACGTAACCAGATGCAGCAGGCAGGCATCGACCCTGATATTCTCGACCGGATGATCGAGAACAACCCGAAGGTCAAGCGCGCAGAACAGCTTACAGCGCAGTTTGAAGCGGCAGAGGGCGAGCGGAAGATGAACGAGGCAATCAAGGAGATTTCCCGCCTTGACCCGTCCATCACCGACGTTGCTGCACTGGCAAACCACCCGAACGTACTCGTTTTTAACGAGTACGTCAACAGAGGCTATTCGCTCGTTGATGCGTTCCGCCTTGCAAACTTTGACCAGCTGACCGGCAAGCGCGCAGCAGCGGCAAAGCAGCAGGCGATGAACAACGTCAACGGCAAAAGCCACCTGACTACCACTGCGGCAGGCGAAAGCGGCGAGGACGTGCATGTTCCCGACGAAACCATGCAGTGGTATCGCAAGGCTTTTCCGAACTGGACAAAGCAGCAGATTGTTGCAGACTACAAAAAACGTATCTGAAAAGGAGAATTTCTATGTTTATCAAGGCATACAGCCGCGTTGCAGATGTAGAACCGTTTGTGTACCCCAAGGGCGCAGCCGGTCTTTCTCTCGGCATGGCGGCAAATCTGACCGGCGGTGCACTGGCTAAGTGCGCGGCTACTACCAAGCCGACCCACATTGTCATGGGTCCGCAGCGCGCAGACGGCACTTACCCGGCCATCGAAGTAACCGAAAACACCATCTTTGAAACCGTGTCCACTGCGACCGTTGCGGCCACTGTGGTTGGTTCTGCGGTTACTCTGAGTACTGACGCGCTGGGCGTTACCGCAACCACCACTTCCGGCGTGTTCAAGATTCTGGACACCGACGGCGCAACCACCAATTCCACTGTACGCGGCGTTTTCGTAACTCCGGCGGCAGCAGCAGCCTAATCCTAAGGAGGTAAATAGATAATGGCAGGTAATATTATTTCTAAGGGCTCCGGTCTCGTTGACTCCCTGTTTGGCAAGTCCGAAGCTCCTATCAAGGCAATCATCGAGCACGAGATCGAGGACTTTGAGCAGGACTCGCAGTTCAAGAAGATCTTCTGCATGGACACTACCGACAAGTACGGCGAGAGATACCTCTCCATGACTTCGAGCGGCAACTTTGAGGATGTCGGCGAGAACGGCGCATACCCGGACACCTCGTTTCAGGAGGGCTTTTCCAAGTTCCTTGAGCCGAGCACGTGGAAAAAGCGTCTGACCATCACCCGCGAGATGATGGAGGACGGCAATCAGAGCGCGGTTATCGCACGAGCACGCGATTTCGGTCTTTCCTTTGCGCGTACCCGTGAGATGTACGCTGCTGCAACGCTGATCGGCGGTCTGAACAGCTCCATGAAGTTTGGCAACAAGGAAATGCAGATGCGCACCTACGATACGACTACCGGCGATAAGCTGTCTCTGTTCAACAAGGCGCACAAGTCCATCACGCAGCCGAAGTACACCCAGTCCAACCGCTTCTCCTACACCGCGTCTGATGACCTGTATACCGTACTGGACACCATGCAGGAGAAGATGCAGAAGTTCACCGACGACGACGGCAACCTGCTTGCAACTGCGCCGGATACTATCATTATCCCGAACAGCGGCAAGATGAAGCGCAAGCTGACCGAGGTTGTCGGCTCTGAATTTAAGGACGGCGGCAACCGCGTAGGCTTCAACTTCCAGTACGGCGGCTGGAACTTCATCATCTGGAACTATCTGCCGAACACCATTGCAGGCAAGGAGTATTTCATGCTGATGGACAGCAAGAAAAACCAGAACACGCTTGCTATGCCGTTCCTCGATCGCGTAAAGCTGACCACCGACAGCTACACCGACAAGAACACCGACGCACAGGTATACACCGGCCGCGCTCGCTTCATTGCCGGTTTCGTAAACTGGCGCTCGATCGCGATTGCAGGCGAGGACCTCGCAGACGCTACTGCGCTGATTTAAGACAGGGGAGGGGGCAACCCCTCCTTTCCCTTTTAAGGAGTGATTTTATGACGTGGGAGCAGATGCAAAAGGCTGCACTCGATAAGATTTTCTCACGCCTGAACTACGGCACGGAGGTTTCGCTGACTTCTCCCGATGTGGCGGACTATGTGCGGGCAATGCCACACGCGGCATGGTTTGCAATGGTAGACCTTGCCGCGGTCATGCCGATTTACAAATCCGTGGAAGTGGAGCTTCCGGACGATGACGCAGAGGGCTATCGGCTGTTCCATATCAAGGAACTTGCACCGGATTTCATGCGGTTCTGCCCGGACAGGCTGACGATCATGGGCGCGAACAACACGTTTATGCGCGTGAACGACTATCAGTTTGACGGCATGGATACGCTGTTTGTCCCGGCGGAGTACGTCGGGACGCTTGTGATCTGGTACGAGGCATATCCGGAGAACATCGACGAGAGCACGCCGGGCGACACGACGTTTTCTCTGCCGGAGGAAGCGCAGAGGGCAATTCCGCTGTATATCGCGGCGGAAGTGTTCAAGGAAGATGATATTTCCATGGCGACGCAGTATCTGAACGAATACGAGAACGTAAAGCAGATGCTTGCAAGCAGGAGACAGCAGACTTCGAGCGGCGGCGCGTGGCGCTCGGTTACGGGGTGGGTGTAAATGGCAACATACAAGATTCCCGATTCCCCGAAAAGGTACAAAACCGAGTATTCCAAGTTCAAGGGCGTGGATTTGTCGAGCAATCCTACACAGGTTGACTCAACGCGCGGCGCTTCCGGCACGGTCAACCTGATTTCGGACAGCGGCGGCTTTCCAGAAAAGCGCAAGGGATGGCGCGTGCTGCTGAATGTCGAAAAGCCGGTAAACGGTCTGTATCGCGGTATTATCAAGGGCAAGGAATACTTTCTTGTGCATGGCGGTACACGGCTGTACAAGTGGACGGAGAACACCTTAACAGAGCTGAAAAGCGGGCTGACGAACAAGCAGGGCACCTCGTTTACGCTGAACGACAAAATGTATGTGCTGACGGGCGGCGAGTACCTTGTGTTCGACGGCGAGACCGCCAAGGACGCGACAGCGGACGCTTACGTTCCGACTACCACCATCGCCAACACGCCGACGGGCGGCGGCACGAGCTTCGAGGATGTAAATCTTCTGAGCGACAAGCGCAAGAACGAGTTCTGCGCGGACGGCTCGGCTACCGTGTATCAGCTCGATACCACGGACGTACAGATCATTGCAGAGGTCAAGGTGAATGGTGCGGTCTGGGACGCAAGCCGCTACAGCCTGAACGGGAGTAAGGGACAGGTGACGTTTACCACAGCGCCGCCAAAACCAGATATTACCGGCAAGGACAACGTGTCGATCACGTTTGTAAAGCACGTGGACGGGTACGCCGAGAAGATCAAAAAGTGCACCATTGCCGCAATCTACGGCGGTAAGTCGCAGGACAGGGTTTTCCTTGCAGGAAACCCCGATGAGCAGGACAAGGACTGGCGGTGTGAAAGCAACAATCCGCTGTACTTTTCCGACCTCTCCTATACCAAGGTGGGCGCGGACGGCGCGGCAATCGTCGGCTATACGGCAATCTCGGACAGTCAGGCAATCGTCAAGTCGGATGACCGCTCGGAGACCACGATCTATTTCCGCGGGTATAACATCGACAGCACGACGAACAAGGTACAGTTTCCGGTACGCAGAGCCGCAGCCGGTGCCGGCGCAGTGGCAAAGCACGCATTCGCGTATCTGCCGGAAGAGCCGGTATTCCTCAGCCGAACGGGCGTGTTCGCGCTGACGAGCAGCAATATCACGGCCTTGCAGGTGGCAAGAAACCGTTCCTACTATGTGGACGCGGCGCTGACCAAGGAATCACATCTGGAAAACGCCTGCGCTGTTGTGTGGAACGGCTATTATGTGCTGGCGGTAAACGGACACTGCTATGTTATGGACACAAACCAGAACGTAGCGTACAAGCCGCAGTCCTACGGCGATTACGTTTACGAGTGCTACTACTGGAACAACTTCCCGGCGGTACGCATGATGGAAAGCAGGGGAAACCTGTATTTCGGCACATCGGACGGACGTATCTGCAAGCTGAATACGGATATTGACACCATGCAGGCGTATTCGGACGGCGGCACGCTCGGTGAGGACGGCAGAATTACCGGCGGTACGGCAATTTCCGCAGAGTGGCACACCAAGGCGGACGACGACGGCGACTTTATGACGTACAAGACCATGGTAAAGCGCGGCTCGGGCGTTATGATGAAGCCTTATACTCGTTCCTCGGTCAAGGTGTTCGCCCGGACAGAACGCGACTTCGGCCGGCAGATACGCGAGGGTATCGCGGATATTTTCAACTGGGAAGATATTGATTTCAGCCGCTTCACGTTCAACACGAACGACGCGCCGCAGGTGCTTCCGTTCAACAGCAAGGTCAAGAAGTACAAGACCTTGCAGCTTATCATGCAGAACAACGCACTGAACGAGGCGTTCGGCGTGTTCGGCATTATCAAGAGATACACCATCGGAACTATGGTGAGGTGATGAAATGGCAATCGAAAAGATTTCAGACAGCGCGGTAAGCTCGACGGGCGTTGTTTCTGCGGCGGACACGCTGACCGGCACGGCTGCGGAAAACAAGGCGGTGTTCGACAAACTGCCGCGGCTGCTGAGAGACAAGATCAACGAGACCATCGACGCTGTAAACGCACTGAGCGCGAACGACGAGATCAGTATTAAGTGCAATGACGGCTCGCTCGTCTGGATGCGGCTCAACAGCGACGGGGCAATCGAATACAGCCTCGACGGCTCGACGTGGCTTGCAACGGCAAGCTCGGGACACGTTATCCTCGACGCAGGCGGAACGGCACTGCCGCAGAGGAGCAGGATGCAGTTTGCCGAAGGCTCAGTTGAGGACGTAAACGGCGTAACGGTCGTGCACGGCGTTCGCGGTCCGCAGGGCAACAAGGGCGACAAGGGCGACCAGGGCGAAAGAGGTGAGCAGGGCCTCAGAGGTGAACGCGGTCCGCAGGGCGAGATTGGCCCGAGAGGTCCGCAGGGCATTCAGGGTGAACAGGGCGCACAGGGCATTCGCGGCGCACAGGGCGCACAGGGTCCGCAGGGCGCACAGGGCGAAAAGGGCGCAGACGGCAAGGACGGCAAGGCGTTATACATCGAGGACGTTTACAGCACCCTCGCCGCACTGCGAAACGCTATTCCGAACGGCAACGACAAGATGTATCAGGTCGAGGAGAACCGCGAGTGCTACATCTGGAGCGAAAACGCGCTCGACTGGGTGAGCGTCGGCAAGGTAGAAGGTCCAGTGGGTCCGCAGGGCGTGCAGGGCATTCAGGGTCCCACCGGTCCGCAGGGCATTCAGGGCGTTCAGGGCATTCAGGGCGTTCCCGGAAACGACGGCAAAAATGCGTATGAAGCGGCGCTCGACGGCGGCTATCAGGGCACGGAAACGCAGTTTAATGCGGCGCTTGCACAGATGGATGGCTTCGCGCTTGCAAATGATGTTGTCCCCAAGACCCGCAAGATCAACAACCTCGATCTCTCTGCTGACCGCACGCTGACCGGCGAGAACATCGCAGTCTCCAGTACCGACTCCACTCCGATTTCTCGCGCGGTAAAATACCGCACAAACCCGAACCTGCTCGACAACTGGTACTTCGGCAGACCGGTGAACCAGAGAGGGCAGGTGGAGTATACGGGTAATAATTATTATATTGATCGTTGGTGGTCGTGGGACGGTGACAGTGCCTCTCTTTCTGTTGTGTCGGGCGGAATCAAAATTGCTGGTACATTATATCAGTATTTCGAGTCAACAGTCTATGAAGAACTCTGGGGAAAGACGATTACTATATCACTGCTGCTTGCTGACGGGACGCTTTACACGAATTCCTTTGCTCTAAAAAGAGCCGATTGGTATATTGTGCACATCAATGCTCATGGATTGGATGCTATACAGTTCGGCATAAATAACAATGATTTTGAAAACAAAAGCAATAATTTCTTGAGAGTAATTCCTGCAACTGTCGGGACATTGTCGGATACCCTTCTCGCCGCCAAACTCGAACTTGGCGACACGCAGACCCTTGCTCATCAAGATTCTTCTGGTAACTGGATACTGAACGAAATCCCTGATTTCGGGGAGCAGCTGAGGAGGTGTCAGAGGTATGCACGTGCATATAAACGCCTGTTAGGTCAAACCTTTTTTCCCCTCGGCGCTTACCGTTCCGACCGGAAAGCTGTTTCTTTTGCTCTGCCGACTTCTTCTTTCCGCGCAGTTCCGACGGTATCGGTGCTTAACGATATTTTTCAGCTTTTCGACGGTACAAACGTATATGGAATTACAAGTCTTGCTGTTACTGATTATTCAGATGGACTTGTGACTATTTATGCTTTTACCTCGCAGTCTTTTGAGGACGGCAAGGTTCTGTGGCTGTTCAGCAACAATGGAACGCTACTTCTTTCCGCCGACCTGTAAGGAGGTGACACACCATGAACCAAAAATCCCGTGTTTATGTCCTCTGCGACAGTGAAAGCCGTGTGCTGCGGCTTGAGGGAGAGTATTCTCTCCCGGCTGACCTTACCGGATGGACGAAAATCGATGAAGGCTATGGAGACGAATTTTCACTTGCGCAGAGCCATTATCTCGCAAAGCCGCTTTATGACGGCGCAGTGCTTCGCTATAAACTCGTAGACGGCAAGGTAGTAGAGCGCACTGCCGAGGAAATCGAGGCGGATAAGGCAGCGTTACCTAAACCTGAGCCAACCGCAGAGGACGACACAAACGCTATGATGGTAGACCACGAATACAGGTTAACCCTGCTTGAACTGGGTCTCAACGAATGAAAGGAGCAAACACAATGTTATTTCGTACTTTGAAGCGCATGATCGAGAAGAACCAGACCGACGGCCTTGCAGACAAGATCGACATCTTTTTTGCAGCAGGCAAGCTCACCGAAAGCGAGTACAATACGCTGACCGAAATGCTCAAGCAGGAGGCGTAACATGAAGGGCGCAGAAAACACCGCTGCACCGAACATGATCGTCGATGAGTTTTTCCCGAAACACATCAGACAGCGTGAGGACTTTGCAGAAATCCGCGAGGCGGTGCGCAAATACAAGATCACGGAGCTGTATCTCACGCAGAAGTACAAAAGAAAGCAGGTGGGGTATGTCGGCTGAAGTTATCACAGCGGCTCTCAGTCTGGTGGGGACTTTGGTGGGAACGCTCGGCGGTATTGCGCTGTCGAGCAATCTCACGAATTACCGCATTGAGCAGCTGGAAAAGAAGGTAGAGAAGCACAACAACCTCATCACGCGGACTTATAAGCTCGAACAGGAGTTTGCCGTGATGGATGAGCGCGTCAGAGTGGCAAACCACCGTATTGAGGACTTGGAAAAGGAGGAAATGCAGCATGAAGGTTAATATTCCGGTACGAATGAAAAACCCGTGGTTTTGGGTCGGCGTTGGTTCCGTGGCAATCACGGCCATCGGCGTTGATCCGCAGACGTTCACCTCGTGGAGCGCGGTCTGGATGGGTATCAAGGGCGTGCTCTCGAACCCGGTGCAGCTCTGCACGATGTGCCTTGCGGTGCTGTCGGTCTTTATTGACCCGACAACGGCGGGCGTAAGTGACAGCGAGAAGGCGCTGACCTATGATGCACCGAGGAAGGACAGCCATGAAGATTGATTACATCCCCTGTGACCCGAGCAACTACCGTTCGGGTCGCGGCGGCAACGGCATTCGCTATATCGTCATGCACTACACGGCGAACAACGGCGACACGGCGGCGAACAACGGACGGTACTTTCAGAACGGCAATCTGAGCGCAAGTGCGCACTACTTTGTCGACGAGAAAAGCATTGTGCAGTCTGTCCGCGATGACGACACGGCGTGTCACTGCGGCGGTGCGCTCGAGAGCGGCCATCATCCGCTGCACGGCATCTGCATGAACCGCAACAGTATCGGCGTGGAAATGTGCTCGGACATCGTGGGCGGCAGGTACACCATCACGGCGGCAACGGTCGACAGGGCGGTCGAGCTCGTAAAGTATCTCATGGGGCGGTACAATGTGCCTGCTGACCGTGTTGTACGGCACTACGACGTGACCGGCAAGGACTGCCCGGAACCGTGGGTGAGGGACGAGGGCAAATTCACGGCATTCAAGAAACGACTTACTGAAAGGGTGGAAGATATGACGGAAGCACAGACCCGCGCGATTGCAAAGCAGGAGATCAGGAGCGCGGCGGAGAAGGTTTACAACAGGCCGAAGGAGTGCCCGCAGTGGGCACAGGAGACCGTGCAGAAGCTCGTAAACAAGGGCTTTTTGCAGGGCGACGAGAACGGCAACCTTGCACTGACCGAAAGCCTGATGCGCATTCTGGTGATTAACGACAGAGCGCACCTGTACGGCTAAGAGAAAAAACGAGGGGAAAGATATGCGGTGACACCATAACAAGGGGATAACCGCATGAAATTAACGGAGTTTACAAGACCGGAGGTGGAATACCTCCGGCAGGAATGCAATTTTACAGACGAGGAACGCGCCGTATTCGATCTACGAGTTACGGCGCGTTCTGTTATTCAGATTGCGGACACGCTGCATATGAGCGAGGCAACGGTTTACCGGCGTCTGCGGAACATCAAACGGAAAATACTGAAAGTTTTGTGACAGGTTTTCGCGCTTCCGATGCGCTATAATAGACGCATAGAGAGGGGCGATAAAGCATGAGCTACGAACAAAGACTGGAACGTATCGGTTACGACAAGCAGTGTGCGCGGCGCATTGCTGAGGACTACCGCGAGGCGGGGAACACAAAGTATCTCGACGAGTACCTTGCCTACAAGGAGCGCACCCTTCACGAAACGGAGGTGCACGGATAATGGCTTACGGTTATCCACAGTATCCACAGCAATATCCACAACAGAGTGTGCAGATGCCGCAGTACCCACAACATATTGTGCGTCCGGTGGCAAGCGTTGAGGAGGCAAGAGCGGTTCAGACCGATTTTTCGGGCGCTTTAACCATTATGCCGGACACGGCGCACGGCTATATCTACACAAAGCAGCTCAACCTTCAAACCGGCTGCGCGGATTTCGCGGCATACAGCCGGGTGCAGATGCAGGACGCGCCCAAACCGGACTATGTAGCGAGGGGCGAGTTTGACGAGCTGAAAGCACGGTTCAACACCTTATGCGACAAGCTGGGAGGCAGTGAGGCATGATGAATATGATGCAGGTTTTGCAGCTGATGCAGCACGGCGGAAACCCGACGGCGCTTTTGCAGCAGATGACAGGCAACAATCCGATGGTCGGTCAGCTGATGCAGAGCATGCAGGGCAAAGGACCGGACGCACTGCGGCAGATGGCAATGAACATTGCAAAGGAGCGAGGAATCGACCTCGATCAGTTTGCACAGCAGTTCGGCATGAAGATCAAGTAAATAACTTCTTTTCAGTTTAGACGGGTCTTGACGAAAAACCGACGTGATTTTGTCATGTTCGGAGTTCGCGCGGCTCCGTTCAAAATAAACTGAAAAGGAGATTTTCAAATGGATAACGATTTTGCAACCGGCTACGCTCTTGGCTCTGATAACAACGGCGGCGGCAATGACGGCATGTGGGGCGGTAACGGCTCGTGGATTTTCGCGTTTCTGATTATCGCACTCATCTTCGGCGGTAACGGCTGGGGCAACTGGGGCGGCAACGGCTCGAACGGTGCAGGCTATCAGGGCGCGGTAACTCGTTCTGACCTGTGCAGCGAGTTCAACTTCAACAACCTGTCCCGTTCCGTTCTCGGCATTCAGAACGGCCTGTGTGACGGCTTTTACAGCACGAACAACGGCATGCTCACCGGCTTCAACACGCTCGGTAACGCGGTTTCGAACGGCTTCCACGGCGTAGACAATTCGGTATGTCAGCTCGGCTACCAGAATGCCCAGCTTATCAACGGCGTAAACACCAACATGAACAACGGCTTTAACGGCGTGACCGCCGG